TGACCATGGACCTCGTAGCAGATACCTGCCTGAGGTGAAAGATTCGCATCATCCGATGCTAACCGAATCGTGTCGGCTACGGTTGTAGGGTCCAAAATTGACTGCGTGCTTGGACCTGGGCACCGATTATCATTATTATTAACATATATGGTTTTACTATACAAAGCTAGTTAGACTAGGTACAAACAGATATTTAAAGGTGGTCCAACCCATGGAGTTCTATCTCCTTTCTCATGCGGTTGAAACCTGATGCTTCACTCATCTCTGCTGACACAATCTGCCAATTTTCATACCAAGGGTAGATATTGGGCGTCAGGTAGACGGTTCGGTTGTTAACATCAAGCGGGGTATCCCACAGCTCAGGCTGCAAGAACTCCCATATTACATCCTGCACCTCGTCGGGGAGGGGCAGGTCAGTTGCGGCTGTGGCAGCCCTGCGGCGCATGCGCCGAAAGATGCCAAGGGCCGGAGGCTCCATTTGGGGTGGGCCCACGGCTGCGAGTGTGCCGTCTATGTTCTCACACATGTAGTCAATCTGACCAACAGTGGAGGCTCGCATTGCGTGTTTTTGGACTTTGAGAAGAAAAGTTGTGTAGAGAGTGAACTCAAGAGTGTGCTCCTCGTCAATGTCCTTCATCCTCATGTCCCAGCCAAACCACTCCCAAGCGTAGATGTTGACCTCAATGCACCACTTGCGAAACTTGATGTCGATGACGTTGAGGCGATCATTTTCCCCAAAAGGGACTATGATGTCCTCAATGTCTCCAACATGGATGTACGTGTAGTAAAAAATCATGAGATCATCGTAGTTCGCGTGGAAGACGTCGAGATCGGCCTGAACTTCACCAACTTGCGCATCAAGCGGGCCACACTGGCAATCCAACACGACATTGCCCAAAACATATTGAGCATCTGGGTAACAGCAGTGGGTGTTGTCATACCTCTCTGTCAAAGCTTCAATGGTGGGTGGGTTGTAGTGGTCGCCAATGCGGTGGCCTTCAGAATCGCGTATATCAACAAGAGGAGCCAAAAGCTCCTTGTACCTGTTGTACACCGCGTGGCTGTGGAGGAAAGCCTCGGAGAGGGCTCCTTCCATGTTCTGTGCCACCAATTCCGCTTCACTAGCAGGGCATCCCTTGGGAACGCCACGCCCAAGCAGCAATGCTCTGTCGACTGATTCGAGATCCAGCGCTCCTACCCGAACTCCAAGTTCTGGGTGGACGTGGAAGCTGCGCTTCAAGAAAGACAGTTCATCAAGTGACTTGAAAGCAATGTCATGTGTTGCCTTGTTGGCATTGGTGTACTCCAAACCAATCCTCGCCAATTCTCTGGCAACGCTCATCATGTTGAAGTAAGGTTCTTCTGGTGAAACGTCAAAATTGTTATCGTCACCATAAGTGATGAGAGCGATGACGTTATGGAAGAGTGGAATGTCACCCAACTCGATTATCCTGTCCATTTTGGCTGCGTGCATGGCATAATATGCGTATCGCAT